CATCTTCGTCACGATTATCCTCGATCCATCTGTCAACATAGTCAGGCAAATACTCGTCCATTGCCTTTTCCATAATCCAGTCGTTGTAATCGCTGTACGCACTATCTGGTAAATCACCAAATTCGTACTCAACTTCGTTGACGCTCATGTTGTCTACATCGTCACTTGGTCCATATTCATCTACATTATAGAAAAATGATTCTGCTTCAAACCCGCATTTTACAGGAGCATCCAAGGCTGATGTGGCAACCTCTTTCCTGTTAAAGTTTATTTCAAACAATTCTGGTTTTGCTTCTTTTAATCTTTTCCTTGATAATTTTTTTATTCTGCCTTTTAAAGTATTTCTTTTCTTTAACAAAGATCCTTCATACATATCCACAGTATATTCTGTTTGTGGATTAAGTGCAACAATATTGCCACCGGCATCTTGGACTATTACTTTATCTTTAACTTGTCCTTGCCCTATTGGACTAACAACCATACCAAGTGGTGCACCAGTCTTTACATCTCTGATAACATCATTCTTCTTAAGTTGATTTCCAAACTTCTTAGTAACAGGCTGTGCAACTTGAGGATTTACTTTTATTTGCTTGCCTGTTGTTGGACTCGGCGATTGCTTGTTTACTATTGATTTTTGTTTTCTTTGTGAATCTATTTGTTTAGCAAGTGCACCTGACTTTTGCTGACTGACAGGTGTAGGAGGCCCTGGAGTCATGCCGTACTCTTTAATCAACGTTGAAATACTTCTAACGTCCTTAGCCTTCACTATCTTCTCCTATTAAGAGCGGCTACTCTTCTGCTTGTCGGATTGAATTTTTTAGATCTCTGTGCTCGCCTCATCATTCTTGCGCCAAACTTTGCTCTATTCCTTTTCATGGTAATTCTTTTTGCCATATTAATAGGTGCAGAACATTGTGATGCTTTAGACACAATTCTACCTTTGCGCCGGCCAGCAGTACACCTTACTCCGCGGACAACTGAATTACCTTTTTTACGCCATATCATTCTGGCTTCATTTATAGGCTCTTCTGTGATATGCTCTATTTTCATACTAAATTAATTACTATTCCAACTAAAATACTAATGAGTGTAGTAAAAGTAATACCCACTATAGCAATTATCCAACTTTCTAATTTGTCTAATCTTCCTTTTGTGGTTTCTTTAAATTCACGTAACTCTGCTGTGATACTTTCTATTCGCAACATGTCAGCAATAATGTGTGCTTCTATATTACCATCTTCGACATACAGTTTTGGTTTTGTACTTATCTCATGATCTGGTTCAGTTTTTTTAGGCATCGTTTATTCCTATAATAAGTCTTGTTTAGTGAATTCCATATTTACGGAACTCAATGTATCTATTGTACCTGAATTAAGCACAATACCATTTAACTCTGTTTTCAATAAGTCAACACTATGAGCACCTTCCCTCTCAAATGCAAACTTAAAAATATAACCTGCTCCTGTTAAACTTGGTGCTCCGTAATTTTCTAAAACATTTGCTCCGGCACCATTTAACGTAACAGGATTATTCATTACTACAGGTTGTGCCCTAAGACCTATAACCTGTACTACACTTTCAAAGTCTTTTTGTGTATTGTCGCTGTAATCTCCTGTTCTGGTAATATTTAATGTAGTGAATAATGTATAAAATTCAATGTTGCCTGAAACAACTTCTGAACTTCCCATTGCTCCACTTCTCTCTCCAACCATGTGTGTCTCCGTCTTTTGTACTATTTATCAGATTAGTAAGATTTTCTTTAGCCAAAAAAAATCCCCCATAAAGGAGGATTTTTTTCTAAGTTTAACTTATTATGCTAAAACAAATGTTTTTGCTGTACATGAAGCACCTGTTAAGTCGATACCGTCAACTGTTCCTAATGCTTGAATAACGTCTTCTAAGTGAGCCGCTAAGGTTTCACTGTTAGTTCCGTCATATGTATCAGTACCTTTTTCACCATCAACCATAAATGCTATTGTTTGATTTGTGTCATACAATGCACTCATGCCTAAGATAGAAAGGTTTTCATTTAAAATTGCATGAATAACTGTTTGAATTGTACTTGTTGGGCCAGTTTTTGCATTTACCGCCGCACCAAATGTAACTTCAAAAAAGGTTGGTTTAAGGCCAATAAAAAACTTTTCCTCATCAACGTAAGTTGGATTCACTTTTGTTTGTGCCATTTTAATCTCCTATGTTATTGCGGACTTTTTGTCCTATACAACTATTTATCAAATTTTGGTCACAAAAAAAGGCAGTTATTATTCTGCCTTTTAATGTAAGTTAGATAAACTTAGAATGAGACGTCTGCAATAACGTGACCTGCGATGTCACCGTTAGCAAGATTATCAGCACCTTCAACAATAAGATTAATTGCTGTTTGGCTGTCTGCTGTAAAATCACCAACTTTAAGAACTGACAAGTTCAAGTTTTGGATTTCTAAAACGAGTGAATCAAGATTTGTTTGGCTAATGTTACCTGCTTGTCTTGTAAAACTTTTTAAGAACACATCTTTACCGATAAACTCAGCGGCATCGACCTGTCCATTTACTCTTGTTTGTGCCATTGTTTTCTCCTAAATATAATGCGCCTATCAAGTAGGCTATGCTTTTATTTATCACATTTCCATAAAAAAAGGCAGTTATAACTGCCTCTTTTTATAAAGTAACTAAACTTATGCTACTGTTAGCGAACTACCTGCTGTTACAGATGCTGAACTAAAGTTATAAGTTGTTGGGTCAGTAATACTTCCAATACCTCTAATTTGCGTTTGTAAGGCCGCCGCATCAAATTGACTTCCGTCAACTATTGCGTGTATTTCACCACTGTTGTTATCTTTAACTTCGTATGCAAGTGGTTGAATAAACTGAAGTGCTCTTTCTACTGCTTCTCTTGTAGAGTCGTCATCGTTCCTAAGATCTGCACCAGTGTCAACTAAAATTGCTACAACGTTATGTTTTTGGATAAGTGTACCTGCCGCAAAATCGGCTACACCTGCTCCATTTCCTTTTGATTGTGCCATTGTTTTCTCCTAAATTTGTATATAAACTTATGTTTATCTTACTATTATTTATCAAAAAAAGGAAATTTTGTAATTATTTTGTCTTGCCGCTAAGACGAGTTATAAGGTTAGCACCCTTGTTAAAGCCACTTGTAGCAGTTGATAATGTATCTCTTGTATCTAAAGTTACTGCTTGTCTCAAGTTAGATAAGAAATCGTAAAAACTAACACCACTGGAATTCCTGTATTGTTTTCTAAGATGTCCGTGAGTTTCATCATTCCAGCCTCGTTGTCTACCTTGTGGAAGATTCATAGTAGGTGTTGTTTTAGGAGGATTTACACCAGGAGTGGTTAATGCTTTTTGTTGATTTTGTATAGCAATTTGCATATCTCGTCTGGATTGTTGGATTGCTTGTTGTAATTCTGCTCTGTCTTGAGTATCAATATATTGCCTTTTAGCGGCGTCATATGCCTCATCAGGTGACATTAACCCTGACTGATATTTTGTTAAACCTAAAGCAATCAGTTTAGGATCTACTTCAATCCCTACACTTTTTAAGTTTTGAATAAATCTAAAATAAGCAGTAGGATCTGTAGTGAACGGACCTTGACCGCCTAAGCCGCCAGAGCCAGCATCAGTAGGATCTCCTACTTTGTATTGCCTCGGCGCCTCATTTATTATTTCATTTATTTTCATGATTGCTTCTTTCTACCACTGGCCCAATATCCTGCTATTACTCCTAAACCAGTTCCTGCTTTCTTATATTTATCAACATCCTTGCCTAACTTCTGTGCAATTTTCTTTCCTGCATATCTACCTGCTACTGCACCTGCTGTGGCTCCTGCAACTCTTTTTGCTGTACTTGGCCTATATGGATCTTTAGAAAACTTATCTGAAACTCCATACTTTTTATATTTTACCATTGTACTTAATGGAGACACCATTTCACTGCCTCTTGCCCTACGTCTATACTCTTGTAAAACTTGCGTTGTAACTAACTGGCGTTGTCTGTACCTTAAGTTTTCCCAATCCATCAAAAGTCTACGCCATTGTTTATATCTACTGTCTTGTACTTTTAATTGTGACTCTAATCTAAAAAAGTATGGGTGTGCTTCTGTATCGTTAAGCATACCGCTTTTTAATTTTGCAAAAAAGTTCCAATGTGTTCTATTATTAAAATTTAATGATTGCAAAAACTTTTGACTTTCATTATTTTTATAGAATCTAAAATTTTGTCTATGATTACTATTACAAACATGTGCTAACATGTATAAATCTGTTGCATGACTTCTAAACAAAGTGTAAGGACCATACTGTACTGATTGTTTTGCATATGATATTGCAAAGTCATATTGCTTATCATCTTTGTACATTAAGTAAAGAGATAAACTGGTCAAGTATAAAAGATCTGCTATATCTTTTCCAGTTAGATTTTTAAAATTATTTGTTGTGCGAAAAATTCTTGCTTCAACAAGATCCTTTGTATCTAACAGTTGAAAATTGTTTTCTACTTGCTTATACATTATGCACCTGGCTTACCAGTCCCAAAGTTTAATCTACTGAATTCTAATCTGTCAACAAGTTTAAGTGCATTGCCCATTCTGTCTACAGCAACAAATCCTTCTTCACCTGTTACATCATACCCATCTTCTGTTTCAACAAAAGTTGGTATTTGTCTTATTTGTTCTAACTTTTTAATTAATTTTATTTTTGCTTCTATGAGTTTTAAGTATAAATCATATACTGCAACAATTTGTGGTACATGTTCTTTAATAAACTTTACACCTTGTACCATTAAATCTGTTTTAGCATCTATGCTTTTTTGTGTAGAAACTTTAGCAATTTCTTTTTCCATATATGTAATATATTTTTGCACAAAGTCTTGTGCAAATTTTGTTGGTTCATCAAAAAATCCTTGCCGTACTTGATTATTTGCGTGTGCTTTTAATTGTTGTAAAAACACTTTCTCGCCTATTACTGTTGCACCTTTTTCTAAAAAACTGAATGTTTCTTGATCTATGCTTTTTAAATAACCGTCGGCTTCAGCAATAGCATTCATTATATCATTGCTTTCTTCTTTTGTAAGTGTAACTGTACCACTTAAATCTTTTATAATTGCGTCTCTATGCCAAACACCATTTGCTTGTCCTAACACACTACTGTCAAAACCAAATTTTGCTCTTGTATCTGCAAGGGTAGGTCCACCAACATATTCTGTGTGCCAAACAATACCAAAACCTGAACTAATTATTTCTTTTGCTAAATCACTTCCTTTAGGCACAGCATAAACAATAGTGTTAGGCTTAAATGCAATGTATTCCTCATTGTCTATTGTAACATCTTTGATGTCGCTATCACCAGCAAAAAGCATATCGCCTTGTGCAACTGTGTCCCAATTTAATCTACTTAAATAATTTAATGCAAGTTTAAGTTTATTTCTTAAACCACTGCCATCCTTATCGCCTACATCAGCATGGTTTACGTCTATATCTTTATTTGTAAAATTTATTTTGGGTTTTTGTGCAAACACACCCTTAGTACCTACAAAAAATTTTCCAGACTCTGGATCTTTACCGGCAATAATAGCCGGTGCTCCATCCCATTTAGTTGTCATACTTACTGGTGCTTTAGAATTACCTTCAAGCATTTCATGTAAACTGTAAAGGTAATCTATTGCTTCTTTGGCTCCTTGATAACCTCTATTAAAGATGTTATCTTCAAGGTGTTCAAGATGAGTGTTCTTGCCTTCCTTCCCCTCAGGCAAATAGTGTTCGAATAAAATTTCCGTAATTAACGGTTTAGAAATTTCTACAAACCTCATTGAATCATCCTTATTTAGGCTTTCTCTTACGAAGCAAAGTCAATCTATCTATCTTAATATTGAAGTCTTGTCTACCAGTATTAATTTTAGCCATTGTAGGATCTAAAACCTTGTCGCCGGTACCAGGAACAATCATAAGTGGATATTGCACAACGGTAGCATTAATAGGATCTGTTTTGCCTTTTGGAGTAAATTTAACAACATCGCCTTCGAAAAACTTTTTAGGTTTAGGCTTAGGTTTAGGCTTAGGATCATCGAGATTAAGAGGATCATCTTCATCTGGAAGTGGAATATCTTCCGGGTCTACTTTTGGCTGATCATCTTTCTTTTTATCTCCCTTTCCGTATGCATATTTTAAAGCAAATGGATCATTAAAAGCAACACCTAAAATACTTCCTAATGCGCCAAAAATTAATCTACTTACTCCAAATAACAGTCTAAAAGGTAAAGTAACAATTCTACCAGCAACTGTAAATATACCTGTTGATAATCTTGTTACTAATCCTGACTTTTCAGGAATTGCTGTTTGCCCAGTAAAGTGTTTTATACGTTGTCCTATAGCACTTGGATTACGTTCTTTTATTTTGTTACTGCCAAAGAATGTACTGCGATACCCAGCGGCTTTCATAAGGTTATTATCAAGTTTACTACCAGGTCTTATTTTAACACCTGCCGCATCTATAAATACACCTCTGGTAGGACGCCATTTATATTTCCCCCCAGATACAGGATCATCAATTAAGAATTCTTTAGTAAGATCTTTTGCGCCAGATATACGTGGCCCTTTTTGTGGTGCTTCTGTAATTATTTCATTTATCAGCATTATCTTCTCTCTGGGCCTCTTTGATTATTTTCTTTATGCCTCTGGAGAATTTTTTAGCATCTCTGCCTCTAATACTGTTAATAAGTCTGTTGTTTAAATCTTTTGCTTGTTCAGGAGTGTAATGCTCGTCAATTTGCTCCAAAAGATTTATTGCACTATTAATTACATGCTCAGCACGATTTTCCGTAACAAAGTTTCTATCACGATCAACAGATATTTTACTTAACTCTTCGAGAATGCTTTTTGTCTTTCTCAATTTATTCTCCAATGCAATATATTATACTATTTATCATGATATAGTTATTTTAGATGTCATTCTTTTTTAAGAACTCACGCATGTTCATTGCCTGCCCAATAGTGTCTTGCTGTTCAGGTTCGTCTGCTTTTATTGTATTACTACGTTTTAGTTGATCTACAAGACTGCTTGTAGTAATAGTTGCGGTATCTTCGTCTCCCTCCTGCAAGTCTTCTATCCTTAATGTATCTGGATCAAATCTTAAATCTACTTTAGTACCTACACCACTACTGCTTCTTGTTTTCATAAATTGTATTTGATACCTACCTTTTTCTCTCATAGCATTACTTGTAAAAATACCTACAACATTATCTGCTGTTTGTATCTTACTAATACCGCCTGCAATATGGTGGTGATCAAATTCTATTTCTTCTACTGCACCTCTGTTTAACTGCGATGCAGTAACAAACAGCAAGTCTCTTTCTACTGCTAAATTACGCAACTCTTCAGAAACATACTTGTCTTTAATAAACAAATCGCCACCACTTACACGTTGACTAATAGGCATCATAAGATCCAAGTAGTCTACTAATAGACAGTCTACTTTTTCGCCTTCTTGTAACTCATATTCTCTTAAAAATGCTCTGATGTCATTTGCATTTATACCATTAGGCAACTGTTTTACTCTCAGTTTACCTGCACCTTTGGCTTTCATACGCACTTTTAGATCAACATCATCCATGTTACGCATAATCTCTTTTGTGCCAAACCCACTTACCATTGCATCAAGACGCATACTAATAAGTTGTTC